CAACCAAGATAAACGCAAACTTTACAGAGATATATGCGGCACTTGGAAACGGCTCAACTTTAACTGATATTATAGATACCAACGGCGTTATAGATGTAAGCTCTGGCGCAAATAAAATTGTGTTTTATTACAGTGCTTTAAGTGACTTGCCAAGTGCATCGACATATCATGGCGCTGTAGCCCATGTTCATGCGACTGGGGGACTATATTTTGCGCATGGTGGGGTATGGATTCGAGTAAATGATGAGACAACTGGCCCCGTAACTAAGTACACAACAGGTACAAATGGGTCTTCTGCTTATACATTTACTGGTCCTGGCGCTACGTCTGGAGACAACCCAAACTTCTCTTTTTACAAGGGACATACCTATTTGATTGACAATACAGCTAATGTAGGTAGTCATCCTTTGCAGATTAGAACATCTAATGGTGGTTCAGCGTTTACTACGGGCGTTACAGATAACTACAATTCAACAACAGGATTGACACAATTCATTGTGCCCCATGAACCCTCCGATACATCTTTGGTGTATCAATGTACAAGCCACAGTAGTATGGTTGGAAATATAACAATAGTGTGATGAAATGAGTTTTACATATTTACAGTTAAAAGATGCTATAAAAGCATACGCAGAATACGAAGAAACAAGCTTTGTTAATAACATACCGTTATTTATTAGATTATCTGAGGAACGCATACTTAAAAACGTTCAGCTAAGTTTATTCCGTAAAAATGCAAACGCACAAACCAGTGCTTCTGTGCAGTATATAAAAGTTCCTTCTGATTTTTTAGCACCATTTTCTATGAGTATGGCAGGATCTGATGGAGATAAATTCTTTTTAGATTTTAAAGATCCTAGTTTTCTTCAACAATATACACCAGACCCAACCACGACAGGATCTCCTAAATACTACTGTGTCTTTGATGTTGATAACTTTTTATTGGCACCCACTCCGAACGCTGCTTTTACCGCAGAGCTTCATTACTTTTATAGACCACAAAGTATTACAGAGCTATCAGATAGCTCAACAACGTGGCTAAGTGAGAACGCTGAGATGGCCTTATTGTATGGAGCAATGATAGAAGCGTATATATACATGAAGGGAGATCAAGACATGATGGCAATGTATAATAAACGCTTTGAAGAATCCATTGTTGGTATTAAGATGCTTGGCGAAGCAAAAGAAACAACTGATGAGTACCGAACTGGAAAAGTTATAAGGGCTAAACAATAATGTTTAAAATAGATGTAAGTGTTCCTAAAGACGAATCTTTAGTTCAAGTAAATACAACACATAACAGGGGTCTTACCCCTGATGAATTATCTGAACAGTGTGTCGAAAAGATCATAGCTGTTTCGGATTCAGCGCATCCAGCAATCAGGGATCAGGCTCGTGCCTTCTCTAAGCATCTGGAGAAATTGGTGGCTTACTATATGAGACAAGCTATTCACAGTGACCGTACAACTGTGTATAATACTCTCAAGGACGCAGGTCATCCTGAACTAGCCGAGCTTATAAGGAGATTGTAAAATGGCATTTAGCGGCAACTTTATGTGCACATCATTCAAGAAAGAATTGATGACTGCAACACACAACTTTACCAACTCAAGTGGTAATACTTTCAAACTAGCTTTGTATGATAACAGTGCTTCATTCAACGCAGCTACTACAGCGTATACTTCTTCTAACGAGGTATCAAACTCTGGAACGTATTCTGCGGGTGGAGGTACTCTTACAAACGTAACACCAACAACATCAGGAACTACAGCGTTGACTGACTTTGCAGATCTTACATTTACATCTGCAACAATCACGGCTCGTGGTGCGTTGATCTATAATGATACTGCATCAGGAGATCCAAGCGTAGTTGTTCTTGATTTTGGCTCTAACAAGTCATCAACTTCTGGGGACTTTCAGATTGTGTTCCCAACGCCTGACGCAAGTAACGCAATCATTCGTATTGCATAACAATTAAGTTTGGAGTGCCGCTATGGTAAAACTGGTCAATCGTGCCAAGATGACAACCTCGACCACGGGGACTGGCACAATCACATTGGGTTCAGCGGTTGACGGTTTCCAGACTTTTACCGCAGCAGGAGTGTCTAACGGAGAAACTGTTAGGTACTGTATAGAAGATGGTACAAGTAATTTCGAGCTAGGTTCAGGTGTTTTTACGGCATCAGGGACAACTCTCACCAGGGTTGTCTCTGAAAGTAGCAACAGTAATAACGCGATAAATCTATCTGGCGATGCTATTGTATTTATCACGGCGATAGCTGCGGATATACAGCCAACAACTTTTACTACCACTGTTTTCACTGCGACAGCTAACCAGACAACCTTCTCAGTCTCATACACTGTGGGGTTTGCCGAAGTATTTTTAAACGGATCTAAACTTTCAGCAGCAGATTTCACAGCCACAAACGGGACTTCAATTGTCCTTGCTTCTGGCGCAGCCGTTGGAGATACCGTTGATGTTGTTGCATATGCAACACAGACGATAGCGAATGTTTATACACAATCCCAATCAGATGCTCGATACCTACAGCTTACAGGCGGAACACTGACGGGGGATCTTACTGGTACGACAAGCACCTTCAGTGGTGATGTAACGATTGCCGATAAGATTGTTCATAGTGGAGATACAAATACAGCGATACGTTTCCCTGCGGTTGATACCTTTGCTGTAGAGACAGACGGTTCTGAGCGTTTAAGGGTAGATAGCGCGGGTAATGTTGGCATAAACGACGCCGCCCCAGACGGTAAACTAAACGTAGTTTCTACTGCCCATAACAACGGCTCAATCTTCGATAGTACAGGTACTACTCAGCTTTGGCTGAGAGATACAGATGCTGCATCAAATCAAAAAAACTGGGGCTTTCAAGTAAGCGGTGGTGACTTAAACGTTGTTAGGGCAAACGATGATAGAGCCTCTGGTTTTGTTACACCGATTTATATACAACAAGCACCTGCAAACTCATTAATTATAAATAGTAGCGGTGATTTTGGCATTGGAGTTACCCCAGGAAATCCAGGTTGGTCTAGAAACTTGCACGTTCATGGTTCTGGCAATGGCGGTGGATTACAGCTAACTGACAACACATCTGGCAGCGGTAATAATGATGGTCTTAGTATTGCAAGCTACCAAGGTAATTCTTATTTTATCAATCGTGAAAATGCATTTATGGCGTTTAGCACAAACGACACAGAACGTATGCGCATTGATAGCAGTGGTGAAGTGACTGTTGGAACCACCGACACTGAGCCGCCTACAAATAATGACGCTCACGGCATAGCTTTAAAAGCAAATGGTAAAGTTGCAGCAAGCCGAAGCAATGGTATCTCTGGTGACTTTAACACTGGTCAGTCAGGGGATTTAATATTTTTTAGAAGAGCAGGTACTCAAGTTGGTAATATTGGTGTTGCCAATGGTTATTTTTATGTAAACTCAGGTAATGTTGGGTTGGCATTTTACCCCCCTGCCGATGCTCTTTTCCCTGTAGACTCAGCAGGTAGTAATAGAAACAATGCTATAGATTTAGGAACATCTTCTGTTAAATTTAAAAACGCTTATTTTCAAGGTTCTATAACAACAGGAAGTATAAGTGATGGTGACGGTTCTTTAAGAGCTATCCCTCAGTCTGGTTCTGACAAAACATCTAGTTATACTTTGACCACTGGTGACGTAGGAAACTTTATAGGCATTGGATCAGGTGGATCTATAACCGTTCCAAACAGTACCTTCTCAGCAGGAGATGCGATTTCTATATTTAACAATACATCTGGTGATCGTACTATAACTTTATCTATTTCAACTGCGTATATTGCAGGAACAGACGGAGACGTAAACAGTGTGACGCTTGCAACTAGAGGAGTCTGTACGATACTATTTATTAGCGGAACTGTTTGCGTAGTAACAGGGAATGTAAGTTAATGTCAGGCATTATGATGACTCTTTTAGGTGCGTCTGGTGGCGCTTCTGTGGGAGGGTATTTTTGTATATCAAGAGCCTCTGGTAGTCCTTGGGCTGACGCTAGTAAGTGTCAAGCTATAGCCACCGACAGTGAAAATAACACATATATTTTAGTGGGAATAGGTTCAAATAGTTCAATAAATGGTGGGTTAATTAAAACAGACAAAGATGGAACTGTTCAATGGGATACAGGTCTTCAAACATATAATACGTCAAGTGATCGGCATGATGGTCTTAAAGTAGATAGTCAAGATAGGCCACATGTAGCCAGTATATATGGCCCAAGCGGTGAACGTACAATTTCTTTACAGTGTCTTAATCCATCAACAGGTGCTCGTGAATTTTATAAAACATACAGCGATCCACAGTATTATGCAGGGTCAGGAGCACAGCCTTATGAGCTTACCTTTAATCACTTAGGTATGGATAGTAACGATAGGTTTTATATGGCCTATGGTTATTATAGCAGTAGCTCAAGAAATCGAAATGTATCTTTTGTTTGTACGGCAGGAAGCAGTAGTTATACACACAAGAATATAGCATTAATATCACCCGATTATACAAGCGGAAACGCAAGAACTCATGCAGTTTCGGCACTCGAAAGTAGTAAGGATTTTTCGGCTTATTACTATAATGGACGTAATGAATACGTTTGGATGAGTTATGATCCAGATGCATCCGAAGCATCCGCAGCAGGTTTTAAATACAATGTTGGTTCTGTTGGTGCTCCTTTTATTGATAGCTCTGGAAATTTTTATTGTTTTAGAGAACAATCAAGTGAAGTTGATGTAACTGTTTTAAAATACAATTCTTCTGGGGTAAAACAATTTGAAACAAAGTTAACAGAAAACACAAGCTATATAAGTAGGACACAGGCAGCCCCAGGTGCTATTACTGTAGATGTTGATGGTAATGTTTATTGTAATATTACGGTAGAAAGAAATAGCCGTTGGCAAACGTGTGTTGTAAAACTTAATTCATCTGGTTCTTATCAATGGATAAATACTTTTGAATATAGTCAAAATACTGACATGAGAGCAAATGCAATACATACAGATCTTACAGGAAGTTATTATGTTGGCACAGGACAAAATCCTTTTACTATGTCTAAACTCCCAGGAGCAGGTAATTTAACAGGAACTTTTAGTTTACAGCAATACAATTTAACAATATCAACTAATCCTTGGCTAACGGCATCTTCAACAAGTGCTTACAGTAATTTAAGTAATGCTTCCACTGGATTTAGAGAATATCCTAATGGAGGTGCAGATCATTCAGGAAGCAGTTATGCAAATATTGTTTCTCTTAACTCACCCCACAGTAAAGTTTTAACGTGATCTAAAAGGAATGAAACATGACTAGAGCAAGAGACTTAGGAGACTTCATAGCAGACGGCGGAGCGCCAGAGCTTGTCGTAGATACAACCACGCTCGTAGTCGATAGCACCAACAATCGAGTGGGCGTGGGAACCGCGAGTCCTGCAACTGCCCTTGATGTGGTTGGCAACGCTACAATCACAACGGCTGATAATAGTGTGCAACTTACTCTTGTTTCTACTGATGCGGATGCTAATGCAGGGCCGATATTAAAACTTCGTAGAAACTCAGCTTCACCCGCAGATAATGATTTAATAGGTGCTATAGATTGGACTAGTGAAAACTCTTCTGGAGATGAACATGATTTTCTTAATCTTACAGCTAGAATGCGAGATGTTACAGCAGGCAGTGAAGATGTAGCGTATGCTTGGACAGCTTATTTAAATGGAACAGGCAGAGAAATACAGTCATTCGTAAATACTGATGCTAGTGCCGCTTCAATGGTATTCAATGAAGACTCTCAAGACATTGACTTCCGTGTTGAAAGCAATGGTAATGCTAACATGTTATTTGTTGATGCAGGAAATGATCGTATAGGCATTGGAACAGGCGTGCCTTCAATGATTTTAGATGTAGATGGATCAAGCGGTGGTAATGACGTAGCCCGATTTAGTGGGCCTAATTCTGGTGGTTTAACATTCCGTAACGCCACTTCCAATGAGTTTATTTTGCATACTGCAACATCAGATGCTTTGATATTTGGAACAAACGGTAACAATGAACGTTTCCGTATCGGGACAGCAGGTCAGTTAGGCATTGGCGGTGCAACCTACGGTACAGCAGGACAGGTTCTAACCTCTGGTGGATCTGGTGCTGCACCTAGTTGGGTTGACGCTAGTGGTGGTGGTTCTACTGATTTTACTGCTACAGGATCAATTACAGCAGGAAACCTAGTTGGCTTAACTTCTACTGGAACAGTAAAGGTTGTACCTGCTTTATTAGGAGATCCTAATGAATTTAAAGATGAAGGTAAAAATGAAGTATTTGGTGTATATGAGCCAAATTCAGGTAGTGTACTAGTAACATTCCAAGGAACAAGCAACAGAGGGTTTTGCAAGGTAGGAACGGTAAGCGGAAATACAATTTCCTTTGGCAGTGAAGTTCAGTTTTCTGGAAATTTCACAACAAACATACACGATGTTTTTTTAGATACTACTAATAATAACGTAATTATTATGTATCAAGATGAATCAAATAGTGACAGAGGGTATATAATATCAGGAACGCTTAGTGGTCAGTCTGTTACATTTGGTAGTGAATTAAATTGGACAGGTGTTACCAGTAGCGCAGGTATATATAGTAGCGGAGGTGCTTGGGATGCTTCTGCACAAAGAATAGTAGCTGTATATTTTCAAGGTAGCGATAGTAGTAAAACTAAAGTAGCTGTAATAAGCACAGGTGGCACAGGCAACAGAACATTAACGACTCAAGGAACACCCGCCCAAATAGGAAGCCAAACTAGCCCTTCGGGTATAAGTGTTACTTATGACTCTACTGCACAAAAAACAATTGCTACGTTTCTTAATGGTGCCACAAATAAACGTGTTTTTGTAGCAATGACTGTAGCCTCTACTTCTGTAACCCAAGGAACAATCGTCGAAGATGATAGACTTGGAACAGGAGAAGCTCAATTTAAAAGTGCATTTATACCAGGGACTAACAAAGTAGCGTATGTTTATAAACAAACCACTGGTCCAGACTTAATTAAGGTTGGTCTTATAACTTTAAGCGGTACAACTATAACTCAAAATGAAACAACTATGGCGGAGGGTTATGCTTCTTTAGCGCAGTATGGAAGTTTTAGTATGATAGGAACTGCTAATGGTAAATTTATGGTCTTTTTTGCAGATAGCGATCAAAATGCGCCAGATAAATACAGGTGTACTTACGGAAAATTTAGTGGGACTACAGCAGTATTTGAGAAAAACGATTTTTTCTTTTCAAATGATGCTAATAGAGATACGGGAAACGAGATAGGTCATATTTCATATGCAAGTGGTTTAGGAAAATTTTTATTAGCCCATCGTGCAAATAATACTTCGACTGGTGTAGAAACATGTACAGCTTCTTTTGGTGTAGCGGATGATATGGAAGTTTTTGAAAACACCATTGGTTTAGCTACCCAAAGTGTTTCAGATGGAGCGACTGTTACTGTTACTATTGTTGGAGGAATTAACGAAAATCAAAGCGGTTTAACTGTGGGCCAAAAATATTTTCTTGGTCAGGACGGAACTCTTACTAACATTCAACCCGAAGGTTTTTTCCCTTCTGATAGAATAGTTGGTATAGCAACGGCTGCTACTAAACTATTAATAACAAATTCAGCAACTACCATTAGTATGGACGGTGAATCTGCATTGATTGGAGAAACGTAATGACAGATAAAACAAACATTGTTTCTATAAACGGAACAGACCATGATATAGATACTTTTAGTGATGAACAAAAAGGTATTATCAATCAACTTCGTTTGTGCCAAACTAAGATAGCACAGATAAAAGCGGAGCTAAACATTGTAGAGGTATCTCAGCAAGCCTACACAGATGCTTTGATACAGTCTGTTGAGGCAAGTAAAGAAAACAAAGAAGCCTCTTAACTCAGGAGTAGCCTAAATGTTCTTTGGCGCAACATCGATAGCTCAAGTACCGATAGGTGATGATGCGTCCGTTACTCGTAATCTTGTTACAGGTGTTGGCGCAACAGGTTCTGTTGGCGTTGTTTCTCTTGTTACAGACAACAATCTAAACGCTACAGGACTTGTAGGTACGGCTGCGGTTGGTACTGTAGCCGTTGGAGTTGGTGGTGGTATTGCCATTCCAGTAGGCAGTTTGACTGCAACAGGTTCTACGAGTGACGTAACGCCGATAACAAATGTTGCGGTAAACCTTACAGGGTTAGCAGGAACTGGAGGAGTTACAGGGCCGACCATTACAGGTACGGCGTTAGTAAATCTCCCAACGATCTCTGCTTTGGCATCTGCGCTTGGCACGGTAACAGTAAATGCCAGTGCAGTTGCTACTGTGACAGGGCTTGAGGCTAGTGCAAATATACATCAAGTTACCGTAATCGGTGATGCGATTGTGCCTGAAACAGGTCTAGCTGCCACTGCAAGTGTCGGTGGAGTAACACAAAGAACAACAGCCGTTATACCTGCGGCATCTCTAGCTGCTACGGGTTCTGTAGGTTCTGTCACGGTCACAGGCGGATCTTCTGTTACAGTCGGAGGACTTGCGGGTAGCGGAGAAGTAGGAACTGTGTTAGTCTGGGGTAGAATAATCCCAGAGTATGATACTGTCTGGACAGAAATAGTAGCTGCGTAGGAAAAAACATGCCAAGTACATATGCAACAAATAGTGGTATCGAACTTATCAGAAACGGTGAGCAGTCTGGTACATGGGGTACAACCACCAACAATAATCTTAACATAGTTGATCGACTGACTAACGGAGTTGGGACTATCAGCTTAGGTTCTTCTGGCGCAGCGCATACCCTCACAACAAGTGATGGGGCATTGTCCGATGGTCAGTTTAAAACACTTGTATTATCTGGGGCAACCCAAGCTTGTACGATTACGATAGCTCCCAATGACGGTCAGCACATATACTTTGTAGTAAACGGATCAGGACAAGCTTGTACGTTTAGCCAAGGCTCTGGTGCAAATGTGACTGTAGCAAACGGCGACAATGCTATAATCTACGCGGATGGAGCCGGATCAGGGGCAGCGGTTGTAGACATTACAGCCAACCTTGGTATGAGTAGCGTAAACATTACAGGTGGTTCTATAACAGGAATCACGGACCTAGCTATCGCAGATGGAGGCACAGGCGGAGGCACAGAATCTGCTGCTCGAACGAACCTTGGTGTCGCTATAGGATCAGACGTTCTTGCCTATGATGCAAACTTACAAGCTTTTGTTACTGCTCTTACTTTACCGACCTCAGACGGTAGTGCGAATAGAGCTTTGACTACAAACGGGTCAGGGACTATAGGGTTCTCTAACCTTGCACCTAACACATCAATAGCCCTCAGTATTATTCTGGGATAGGAGACAGACATGGCAGAGCCGAACATTGCAGCATTAACTACGATGACAGGAAAGGTTAACGTAACCAACCTGACAACAACCTCAATAACCTCGATTCTTAACAATGCAGGTAGCAACAATAAAGTTCTCAAAGTTAATCTTGTGCGATTGGTAAATGTAGATGGTAGCGCAGCAAGAACTTGTACTGTTAGCTATCACAATGCAACTAACGCAGGCGGCACGGCTACAGAGGTTGTTCAACTTAAATCTGTAGCCAATAATGATTTCTTTGATGTGGTAACAAAAGACGCTCCTATTTATTTAGAAGAGAATGGAAGTACAGGAACTTCGTTGAGTGCTACAGCGGGAACAGCAAACGATTTTAAAGTTATAGTGTCTTATGAAGAGATCAGTTAATGCCTCTATCAAAATTACAATTCAAGCCAGGGGTAAACCGTGAAATAACCGCCTACTCTAACGAGGGTGGTTGGTTTGATATTGATAACGTTAGATTTCAAAAGGGCTACCCTGAAAAGATAGGCGGTTGGCAGAAAAGATCATCAAACTCGTTTCTTGGTACTTGTCGTGCATTACATCCTTGGGTTTCTTTAGCTAGAGATCAGTACGTTGGTGTAGGTACAAATCTTAAATACTACATTGATGAGGGTGGCTTTTATAACGATGTAACTCCCTTACGACTTACAACATCAGCGGGTGCTGTTACGTTTGCTGCAACTAATGGTTCTTCGGAACTTACGGTAAGTCATACAAATCACGGCGCAGTTGTAAACGACTTTGTAACATACTCTGGCGCAGCTAGTCTTGGTGGTTTGATTACTGCTACTGTTTTAAATCAAGAGTATTATGTAACAGAGGTTGTAAACACAGGAAGTTATAAGATTAAAGCTAGAGCAGCGAGTACTTCTATCTCTGACATAACATACGAAGGACAACTTAATCCTAGCCTTGTTGCAGCTAATGGATCTGATACTGGCAACGGTGGTAGTTCTGTTGTTGGTAAATATCAAATAAACACAGGGCTAGATATAGGTGTATCAGGTGCAGGTTGGGGTGCCGGAACTTGGTCACGAGGAACTTGGGGATCTGCTTCTTCAGATGCAATTGTAACAAACACTCTTCGTCTTTGGTCACATGATAACTTTGGTGAAGACCTTATTATGAACGTGCGAGATGGCGGTATATACTACTGGGATGAGACAAACACATTGTCTACCAGAGGTGTTGATATTACGTCTCTAGCAGGGTCAGACAGTGCGCCTACTGTTGCAAAACAAGTATTAGTATCAGACCGAGATCGACACATCATAGCGTTTGGTTGTGACACGGAGGCTAATCCGGGTGTCCAAGATCCGTTGGCTATACGGTTCTCCTCCCAAGAATCTTTAACCGACTGGGCATCCACAGCGACCAACACAGCGGGTGAGTTGCGTCTCGGTTCTGGTTCAGAGATTGTTACTGCTCTTGAAACCAGACAACAAATCCTAGTTTTCACCGATACAACACTGTATTCGATGCAGTTCCTTGGTCCACCATTTACATTTGGTGTCACCTCTTTGTCCGAAAACATTACGATTGCTAGTCCGAATGCTGCTATTGCTGTTGACGATAATGTATTTTGGATGGGTCGAGCAGAGTTTTATGTGTACAGTGGTGCCGTTCAAAAGCTCCCTTGCATGGTCAGAGATTTTGTTTTCTCTGATATAAACGAAGAACAACTTGATAAGATCAATGCTGCTTTGAACACAGAGCACTCAGAGATATGGTGGTATTATCCATCTGAGAACAGCACTGAAGTAAACAGATATGTTGTTTATAACTACTTGGAACAGGTATGGTACTATGGCTCTTTTGGTAGAACTGCATGGATTGACAGGGGCATTTTTGATTTCCCTTTTGCAGCAAACGCTGACGGTTATATTTATGAGCATGAAATCGGATTTGACGATGGTACAACTAATCCAACCACACCAATCAATGCCTATATTCAGTCCAGTCCTATAGACATAGGAGACGGTGAGCAGTTTATGCTACTTCGTAAGATGATTCCAGACGTAGACTTTAGGGACTCTACGGCTATACTTCCTGATGTGAACATAACACTAGATGTAAAAAACGCCCCAGATGGCACTTATTCTAAGACAGAAACGGATGCGTTTGTAAAAACACAAGCTGCTGCTGTAGATGCAAGAACAGAACAACTATACTTTCGACTTCGTGGTAGACAGATGCGTTTTAAAATTGCATCTGATGACCTTGGTGTAACGTGGCGTTTGGGTTCTCCTCGCCTTGATATACGATCAGATGGGAGGCGCTAATGTCTAGGCGTTTATCCCGTCCATACTTTCCTATTCCACCAGATCAATATCAAAGAACTTATTTTGCCGAAGTTATTCGGGCGTTTTCTGTGTTCTTAGAACAGATTCAAAACCCAGGTGACGTAAGGGCAACAGACATAACCATAACTAATTTACAAACAGATGACAGTGGATTAGAACCTGGGGCTTTATTTCAGCATGATGGTTATGTTAGAGTACCTTTAACCCATTCTGCTTTTCTTCGTGGATCTCAAGGCACAGGGACAGTAGGAACAGTAACAGTGAGTACAACATGAGTGATGAACATATTATAGTAATAGGAGATGGATCTAGGTTTAGACCTTCAACTTCAGTAGATAAGTTACAGTGCCATCATTGTAATAATATGGTAGACACACCAGAAGAAGTTGCATCATATCCAGATGGAACTTGTCCTGACTGTGGAAAGTCTTGGACAGCAGAGACAAAACGGCATACTGCAATTACAGTGACCGCACCCGAAGCAATTTCAGGAGAGGCATGATGGCAGAAGAAGCAGAAACAGAAAAGAAAAAAGGTGACCTATTCTCCTCAATAGGTGCACTTGTTGGCATGGTTGCCAGTGGAGGTAATCCACTAGGCGCGGCCCTTGGTTCTGGACTTGGTAGTTTACTTAGCGGTGGATCTTTAGAAGATGCACTCCAAGCCGGAGTAGGTTCTTCTTTTCAAGGGGCGACTATGGGTGTTCCAGGTTTGGCTTTGAATGCTTTGGGTAATCGCGGTGGTTCACGGTCAACTGCGGGTGGTATTGCTAATCTAGTAAAGAGTCCTCAAGCCCTACAGTTCGCGGCTATGGCTAGTGGGGGTAATCCCGCGCTCAGAGCTTTGGCGTTGGGTTTAGGACAACAAGGTGAAGGTGGCAATAAAAATGTCATGAACTCTTTACTGCAAGGTATAATGGAAGAAGAATTGTACAAGCAACGTCGTCCACGTTTTGAAAACTTAATGTCAGAAACAGAGTTAGCTCAGTATAATACTGGAGAGAGAAGACCAGACTATAAGGGCACACCTGTGATGGCAGCAACGGGGGGCATGATTTCAGGCCCAGGGACAGGAACCAGTGATTCAATACCCGCAGCGATTTATCAAGATGGTGGCAGGGTCCAAGAAGCACGGCTCTCGGACGGGGAGTTTGTCATGACTGCTGATGCAGTCAAAGGTGCAGGGGGCGGCAATCGAGCGAAGGGGGCCGCTGAGATGTACAAGATGATGAATAGGTTTGAGAGGAGAGCATAATGGCTGAGTCTACCGTCAAAAGTATGACGCTTCTCCCAGAGTATCAGGAGAAGTTTTTAAAAGATTTACTATCCAACATCTACAGAGTTGATGAAGACACAGGAGAAGTGGGTGGTATTGCGTCCAGATCTCCGTTGTTTGGACAACCCGTTTTGGACGAAGCCGGAGTTCAAATGTATCAAAAGTCTGATGGTACTTTTACCTCAGATGTAAATTTAGCAATGAAAGATCAGTATGGTGAACCAATTCTTGCGGTTGAAGGTGGCGTAGCTGCACCAGACGTAATTAGATTTACCGACCCACAAAAAAAATCAATTGAACTTCTTACTGGCGTAGCTGACCCAACTACAGGGGAACTTCCTTACTCAGGTATTGGTGCTTATAAACCTTTTTTAACTGACGCAAGAGACACTTATTCTACGGGTATTTCAGCGGCTGAAGGATCTATGGGTATGTATGATCCACAAGGTCAAGTTCTTTATGATACGGTTACAGACCCAAAAACGGGAGTTGTAACGAGAACTGCTAGAACAGACCCAACCACGGGAGAACTTATTAGAACAAGTGGGTACAAAGATTTCTATGATCCATTTGTAGAAGAGGTTATTGACACCACTTTAGCCGACATACAACGTGCAGGGGACATACAGAAGATAGGTGAACGTGCTCAAGCGGTAGGCTCTGGTGCCTTTGGCGGGTCTCGTCAGGCTATAGCAGAACAAGAGTTACAAAGAAACATAGAAGATCAAAAAGCAAGAACAGGTGCACAACTACGTTCAGCTGCGTACACTGGTGCGCAACAACAAGCTCAGTCTGCTTTCGAAAACCAGATGAAACGTGGACAGACTGGTGCTCAATTATTCCAGACTCTTGGCACGGGACTCGGTGCTCTCGGAGAGGCATCACAGCAATTAGGTCAACGAGATGTAAACGCCCTGTTTAATGTGGGTCAGTTGGAACAAGGACAACTACAAAGAGAGTTTGATGTACAACGAGAAGGTCAGCTTGAAGAAGCTTACGAACCGTTTGCTCGATTCTCTTTCATGAGAGACATACTAAAAGGTCAGCCAGGTGCCTCTACGGGTTTAGTTGCCACGGGTGTACCGCAACGTGGTTCTCTTGGTAACATATTGGCAGGGGCTAACACTGCTTCTTCTGCGGCGGGGCAAGGAAACTTATTTGGTTTGGGTAGTTTAATGAATGTAAGCGGGGCTTAATATGAATGGGGTTTATAATCGTAAGTTGTTTATAGATACGGCTAGACCTGCACGTCAGAAACTAGCAAAGATGGGTGGTATCATGGCCTCTTCATCCGACCTTATGCAAGCATCGATGCCCCCTGTTCAGCCCATGGCCCCCGCTCCTATGTCCATGCCGCAGCAAATGCCGCAACCAATGATGATGGCACCAGTTATGCCTGCACAACCTATGTCCATGGCTGCTCCGGCACCTATGCCTGCACAACCAATGGTTCAACAGACCCCGCCCCCCGCTCCTATGCCCCCTATAATGATGAACAATGGCGGTGCAATAAACGAACAGCTTAGAGCGTACTCTCAGATGGGAGAAAGAATGGGACGGGAGGCTAGAAAACCCGTGGATGTTTCTAAGGCTCCTACTGTTGAGCAAACAGAAGGAACTAGAGGTGCTCTTGGTATTCTAGCAGAGATGGATTCTGGTGCAGCGGATGCTGCAATAGCAAGATATGGATCACTAGAGGCAGCAGAAAAAGCTCTCAGTGAAAAGGGTCAGAAGATTGATGATTTAGCAGAAGAAGACACAGAAACTGCGGTCAAAGGTACTCTTGATGCAGCAGAGGTTCCAGACACTCCAGAAGGAAAACAGGAGTTTGCCCGTCAGGTCTTTGGTATGGAAGATGTCAGTGACATGGCAGAGATAGACCGCCGGATTGTTGACGTTCTTCAAGGAAGTGCTGTGGGTAAAGGTGCTGATGCATTTGCAATTGCTACCTTGGCAGGACTTGATGAGTTAAAGAAAACTCAACTGGCAAAGATAAAAGCAGCGTCAAAAGCAGCGGGAAGTGATTATACGCCAGAGCGTTTAAGACAGCGCACCATTGAGACTATTCTTAAAAACCCTGGTGAATTTAATGTGTATAATGACAGTGGTCAAGTGGACCCCGCCAAAGTACAACAACAGGCTGATATTCTTGTGCGTTCCATGGGGAGTGCAATGACAACTGGTCAACCAAAGCTTACTGTCGTAGGTGTTAATCCTCAAACAGGACAACAAATAGCAGAAAATCCAGACGGATCTGGTGGATATGTAGACGCAGCAACTGGAAAGCCTATATAGTAGGAGCCAAGAATGGCAGAATCAAAGCTACCTCCTGGGTTTGTACCAGTCACACAAAACACGGAAACCTCTTTACCCCCTGGTTTTGTGCCAGTCACACAGCAACCTGTTGAAGAAACAGAAGAATATGAAGGACACTTCAAAGAGTTTATTGAAGGGGTTGGTTCTGGTGCCACCAAGGTAGTACAAGGCGTTGCTGAACTGGGAGCACTTATCTCAGATGCAACTAGGGGCACTGACTATCATGAAGATGTAGTAGAGGGCTTTGAATCTTTTCGTAAAGATATGGGGATTGATCCTCAAGGTCTTGCGGGATCCATAGGTGAAGTCGGTGTTCAGTTTGTTTTGCCTGCGGGTATCGCCGCCAAAGCAGTTGGGGGCATCAATGCTGTAGCCAAAGCAGGCGGTGTTGGTAAATTCATGGCTCAAGTTGGAGCGGGTGTTGGAGCAGACTTTGTAACAGCGACCAATGACACAACCACAATTGGTGATTTCTTTGAGGGCGGTCCCACAGAAACAGCAGAACTTGTCGGATTAGAAAACGAAGAACGTGCCGTGCAAGGTCTAATAAATAAATTCAAGGTGGGTGTTGAAGGAGGAGCAGGTGTCGTAGCTGCACCAATAATAGCACGTAGTGCTGTGGGCGCTGCTCGAGGAACCGCAGCGGGGGCCAAGATAGTTGGTGAACAAATCCCATTACTACCAGAAGCAGCCAGAGCAGTGCAAAGACAAACTCGTAAAGTAGGAGACTATCTCGGTAAAGCAGAAGACGCTAGAAGAATGGGACAAGAACAGGGCATGTTTGCAAAAGGTGTCGCTGATACCATGTCTATTCTTCGTTATCGTGGGATGCTACCAGAGCAGATTGGTGAAGCTCGGTCCTTGATCCCTGGTCTTACTGAGGCTGAAGCACAGGCTGCTAGTAAACTTACAAAAGTATTAGACAAAGACATAAATAATATCATTGCTAAATCAAAGAATGCTACAGATGGTATGTCTCCGTTGACTCGTGATAATATCCTGAATGGTATTGATCAGTATTTAACTTTGGCTAATCGGACAAAAGCTGAAGATGCTTTGGCTTCTTTACCAAAAGAACTAGAAGATCCAGTCAAAATTATGAGGACTCATTTAGACGAGTTGAGTAAAAAGATATTAGACAGCGATTTTATAAAACAAAACGACGTTGTTCAAAAAGCCACAGGTAAAGAACTATCTGAAACAATCAGGGGTAATCTAGGCTCATACATGCGTAGACGCTATCGAATGTTTGAAGACCCAAATTTTAAACCTGATGATCAAATGTTAAAAGAAGCCGCTAAAGGTTTTAAGGCTGACCCAGTGGGTGTTCAATCTGAGCTAGAAAATATAGCCAAAAGTCTTTCAGATCCTAGAGGCGTTAGAGAACTAGGTTTGAATGATGACTTTAAATTACTTGGTCAAGTTACAGATCAACAAGCAGGGATTGCTCGTGACAACTTTTTGAAAAGATACAAGAACAAAACTAAACCATCAGTTGAAGGTGTTGGTAGAGTAGCAGAACAAAGATTAAATACTAAACTGTTTGTCAGCAGAGAAAATATTAAAGATTATCAACGTGCTTTGTTGGGTGAGGTTAAGAATCCCTTAGAGAATTATGTCGCTACTGTTTCTGATCTAGCTGAGTTTTCTGCTGTTGATAATTATTTTGGCAGGATTCGTAAACTTGCAGAAACAAACGAGGGAATCGGAAAGATATTCCGTAAGATCCCTCCCAACATAACTGATGAACAAGTTGCTGCATTAGGAGAAGAAGGATTTGTTGTCCTTGGTTCTAAGGGTGCAAATAGTTTTGGTAAGAAAGCAACAGAAGAGGACATCCTTAATTCAGGGTGGGGATCTCTACATGGATATGCAGTGCCAGAACGAGTGTACAAAGATCTTACTCGATTCGTTGCAGGGGACACGGGCGTAGCAGGAAACTGGGGACGTTCTGTTTACTCTACATTCCTACAAGGAAAAGGTTTTGTCCAGTACGGTAAGACAGTTTTATCTCCAGTCACACAGGTAAGAAACGTAACCACTGCCAGTGCATTTGCTTTGGCACAGGGCAACATAGGAAAAGGTGCAAACCTATGGGAGTCTGTAGGACTTGTTTTCAAAAACTTGAAAGATGCCACACCAAAGCAAGCTCAAAGACGTTTCAAAAAACTACAAGAGCTTGGGGTTGTAAACAGCCAAGCTGAATTAAAAGAACTACAAGAGCTTGTGTCCAAAGGTCTTGGATACTCTGATGATAAATTTATTGCCGGAACACGGGTAAAGGAAAGGACACCACTAGGTGCTAAGTTAGCTGACAATCCATATTATGGGTTTCTTAAAGGCACAGGTAAAAAGTTTGAGAATGCATACCAAGGTGGCGATGATGTTTGGAAAGTGTACAACTTTTCTTTTGAGTCAAGTAAGTTACGCAATGCTCTAGATAAAATGGATGACGCACAACGTGCTAGTTACATACAAAGAAAAACTGGCAGATCAATGTCCGCTGAAGATTTCATAGATGAAGAAGCTGCACGTATTGTTCGTAACACTGTACCTAATTACAACCTAGCACCAGAAGGTATTAAGGCACTACGCAAGTTACCAGTTGGTAACTTTATTGCTTTTCCTTACGAGATCCTAAGAACTGGAGCAAACACAATAGCCAGGGGTATCGATGAACTAGCAGACGAAAGCATAGAGATACAAAAGATTGGTCTTCGTCGTTTGACTGGGGCACTTACAACCTTTTCTATTTTACCTGCTACACTTTCTCAAATGGGTTACGCTATGTCTGGTGTATCCAAAGAAGAGATGGATGCCTATCAAAGATCAATCGCACCTCCTTGGGAAAGAAACGCCCGTTTGATTCCTGTTGGTCGTCAAGAAGATGGCACACCGAAGTATGTCAACTACAGTTATTCCAACCCATATGACATACTAGAAAAAACACTTATCGCTGCTCTAAACAAAGCCGAAGAAGGACGTGCTTTAGGTAAGGGCGGGGGTCAGATTGTTTGGGAGGCGGGGCAAGAATCTCTCACAGAACTCTTTGCACCGTTTACCGAAGAGTCAATCGCTGCTGCTAAGATAAGAGATGTTCTAGATCCGCAAGCAGAAAATATATTTGTAAGATCTTTAGGAAATATTGCAGGAGGTCGAGCAGGTCGGACGGTGACTGGAGCAAAAGTTTACAACCCTCAAGATAACGCCGGAGACAAAGTCTCTAAATCTTTTGCCCACATGATGGATGCACTCCTTCCAAGTATTGTTCCTGTGGATGTGCGTGGTGGTGAATTTGAACCTAGTCGTTTTGTTCGTAGTCTAGTCAACAGCCTTGGGTTAGAAGATGCTACGGGAATTAGTGCAAAAGATCGAATGGGTCGTGAGAGAGAAATAACAACAGAACTCTTTCGTGCTTTCAGCGGGGTTACACAATCAGATACTCAAGCCTCTGATGCTATGAAGTTCAAAGGTTATGAGTTTGCCAAAGCAAGGCAAGATTCTTCAAACATTTTTAACTCTGTTGCTCGTAGACAAAACGTAGACTCAGCACAATTGTTAGAGGCGTACAAAGATGCAAACGAAGCAAGGTATCGAGTTCACAATCAGTTCTATCAAACTATCCAAGCCATGCGAACATTTGGTGTGCCGGACAACAAGATCAGAAAAACTTTAAAGGATGCAGGTATTGGTGGTGTCAATGAGATAATGCGTGGAAGATACGTTCCACTTACTCCAAGTGATTCCGTTCTAAAAGAAATGCGTAGAAACAAAACAATACAAGAGTATCCTCGTGGTGAGATAAGATCTATAATATTGCAGCAAAAGAAAAGAAAGTTTGGAGAACAAAGTTTTCAACCCGCAGCACCTAAACCGCAACCATCTTCAGGTTTGCCCCCAGGGTTTGTACCTGTCACTCCTTCCGCTCCTGCACCATCTTTACCATCTTTACCATCAGGGTTTGTTCCGTTTAATCAAGGCAGTCTACAAGCACCACAGATTCAACCGACCCAAGCTCGTGCACCTGGGCCAGTGAATCCTGCGTTGTTAGGTGATAACCCGGTAACCGCTGCGCTCAATGCACAGATTGCGAACCGTCGTGGTTAATATCTGGATCTTCTTCGACAGATAGTTGTACTCCAACCCCACCGAATAACTTAATCATCTCGTCACAAAGATGCTCGGCATCTTCTAGGATCTCATCATCCCCTGTGTCAGCGGCAAGATGCAATGTCATGCCCACAAGTTCCATGAGATGTTTGACCTGAACAGGATGCATTTCTCTAAGACCGACTGTTTTAATCTTTTCTGGTTTCATTCGATTTCTCCCCAATTATCTTTGAGTTCATCGTCTACTTTAGAGGG